ATCAGACGGTAATCAGTCACGCGTTGCGAACCGTGAAGAATTACCTGGCGATATACCCGCAGTTCCAGGGCGAGCTGGACTATTTTTACGACCAGTTGACAAAAGAATGAATACGCCGTCGCATAGAAAACTTACGCCGAAGGAAGAGAGATTCTGCTACGAATACCTCGCCTGCGGAATGAACGCTACAAAGGCGGCGTTAAGGGCTGGATATAGCAAAAAAACAGGGTCGGAAATCGGAAGGCAAAACTTGATGAAACTTGAGATTCAGTCCCGTATCCAGCACATGAAAGACAACCTTGCCGAAACGGCTGGTATTACGGCCTTGATGATAGCCTCTGAACATGCAAAGATCGCATTCAGCAGCATCGCACACCTTCATAACACATGGATAAGCCTAAAGGAATTTGAGACGTTGACGGAAGACCAAAAGGCGTGCATCCAGGAGATAAGCACGAAGGTGATGAAGCAGAAAGCAATCATCGGCGGCGAAGATAAGATCATCGATGTTGAGTACGTCAAAATAAAATTATTCGACAAACAGAAGGCGCTGGACAGCCTTAGCGGACTACTTGGGTTTAACGCAGCCGTAAAGACAGACCTCACCAGCAACGGCCAGACCATCCTTGTAAAACTCCCTGATCCGGAATGAGCGTCACGACCATCGACTTTGCACCGGAGTTATTTAACCCGCTATTTTACCGGTTGAAGAAGGCAGACACCCGCTTCGTGATCAACTACGGCGGATCAGGATCTGGCAAGTCGTTCACGCAGACACAGCACGAGATCATCAAAGCCATTCAGCGCAAGGAAACGATACTGATCACCCGAAAGTACGCAAGCACGCTAAAACACTCCGTAATAGCCCTAACGCGCCGCATACTGATCGACTGGAACCTGGCGCACCTTTACACCGAGAATAAATCCGATCAGGTCTTCACTTTTGCGCACAACGGTTCACAGATTATCTTCAAAGGACTGGACGACACTGAGAAGATCAAGTCAATCGCAGGAATTACCCGCATTTGGATGGAGGAGGCCAACGAGTTCAGCCAGGACGACTTCAACCAGCTCAACCTTCGCCTCCGTGGCCGGGAGAACCTCCAGCTGACCATGACATTCAACCCGATCGATGAAAACCACTGGATCAAAAAGCAGTTCTTCGACGCGCACCAGTACGAAGACCAGACAACCATCCTAAAGACCACATACAAAGACAACCGCTTCATTGACGAGGCATACACGCAGGAGCTGGAGCGCTACGCTCGCATCGACGAGAATTACCACCGGATCTATGCCCTCGGTGAATGGGGCGTGATCGACGAGGCCCGCATCTTCCCGACATGGGAATACCGCGACTTCCCGGAAGATCCGAAGCTGACGGTGGTGCTAGGCCTCGACTTTGGATACAGCCAGGACCCTACAGCGGTTTGTCGCACGACGATCAAGAACGGCGACATTTACCTGGACGAGGTAATATACCAGACGGGACTGAATAACGCCGACATTGCGCGCCTGATCCGCCAGGACGGATACCACGGCGAGCCGGTGGTATGCGACAGCGCAGAACCAAAATCCATCGACGATCTGAAGCGCATGGGGATAAAGGCACTACCGGCAGATAAGGGCAAAGGATCAGTAAATGCCGGTATTGATTACCTAAAGCGCAACATCGTCTATGTCAGCCCGCGATCAAAGAACATCGAGCGGGAGAACCTTCACTATCGGTGGAAGAAGGATCGCATGGGTAACTTCCTGCCCGTACCGGAAGACGCGCACAACCACATCATCGACGCGGCCCGTTATAGTCTGAGCCTTGGATTGCATGAACGCAGGCCGCAGAAACTCGACGGCGTCTTCTTCTGAATTTCACGCACGCCAAACCGTGACATATTACAACCAATAAACACACCCACACCAATACCGCACCCGCGATATTTACGGCAAAATTACCGCCGTGACCATTGACGACATTCTTAAACTTCCCGTACAGGACCAGATAAAACTCCTCCAGGTGCGCCCGGACATTCCCGACTATTCAGAACTGGAGCAGCAATACGACCCGTCACAACATGACGTCCACGATACCACGCTGCGCCCGTTTAAGTTGGTACGCCGCGCCACAGGAACGACTGACTCGGACGGGAACGCCAAATACACCACCATCCCCGAAAACGTCAACCGCATCTCCGTTCCGTTCCAGCGCCTGATCGTTGAACGCACCGTGGGCTTCCTCCTTGGAAATCCCGTGCGGATAAAATCATCCGCAGACAACCCCCAGCAGAAGGATTTGACGGCGATGGTCGAGCGAACGCTGGAAGACAACAAATCTAAGTACTTCGACCGCAAGGTAGCCCGTACCGTCATGAGCCAGTGCGAAGCCGCGGAACTGTGGTACCTGGTCGAAGACGACACCTTCTGGAAACGCACGCTGACGTCATCCACGCTGAACCACCGTTTCAAGATGCGCGTCAAGCTGCTCTCCCCTTCCGCCGGAGATAAGCTGTACCCGTACTACGGGCGACATGGTGGCATTCTCACGCGTCTACCAGATCACCGACAGCGATGGCAAGGTAGCCGAACACTTCGACACATGGACGGCTGACAAATTCGTATCACGGGAGCAGCTGAACGGAGAATGGGTAGTGACGCCGATACCCAACGCCATGGGCAAGATCCCGATCGTCTACTACACCCAGGAAGAGGCGGAATGGGCGGCGGTGCAGTATCTGATCGACCGCTACGAAACCAAGCAGAGCAACTTCGCGGACACCAACGACTACTTCGGCAGCCCGATGGTCAAGGTCACAGGCGAAGTGATGAGCCTACCGGACAAGACCACCAGCGGCAAGGTCATACAACTCACGCAAGGGTCGGACGCTTCATACATGTCCTGGCAATCGGCGCCGGAATCCGAGAAGCTGGAGTTTGAGATCCTGGAGAAGCAGATCTACTCGATGACCCAGACGCCAAACATATCATTCGACCAGATGAAGTCGATGGG